GGATTTGTGGGGGTAGCGACATTGGTGCTTTTATTATCATTATGATCCATATCGTCCTCAACATCTATCGCATCCCCGCCACCGTCGATGGATTTGATGTCGTTGAGGGCATGGTCTTGTATGTCAATGGTTCCGTCAGACCTGAAGATTGCTATCATCGAGCTGGAACCTTCGTCATAGATTTCTAATTGATCATCGGTGGAATTGTATTTGATCGAGTAGTCTGAGTCTGAACCGAAAATTGCTTTGATATCATCTGGAAACGGAAGGTTGCCTGTTAAATCCTGGGATCCGTCTCGGTCAAGCTTGTGTTCTTCTAATTCTTCAAACCATTCTACGATGACGTTTTGAGCTACTGTACTTCCGCTACTATGGTTGGCTGCTGCTGTGCTATCGTATCCTCTGGTTAAACTTTCTAGTGTGTCTGCGTTCCTATTCCCTACCAGGATTTTTTCGTCTCCGACTCTGATTACAAAATTCCCTGTCGGAAAGCGGTCTCCCGTTCCTGCTTTTAGGTCGAAACTGGTTTGAGTTGCTGTTATATCATTTGCGAGCTGAGATCTAGCTCGGTCTTTCTTGTTAAGATAGTTTGCCATTTTTAGGTCACGCTCCCACCTTTTATGCTAATTCTGTCAGCTAAGGGCTGTTCAAGTTCCCTGGCTAGGGTCTTCCCGTCTATTTGGAAGGTTATTTCTTCGATCTTTTGCTCTCCAAGTGTGTTTCTTATTGCTTTTAATTGCTCTGTTGCCTGGTTGGCTGTTTGCCCTATATTAACGACTTGAGTGTTTATATCTGTTATATGGTCCCTAATTGTTTTGACTATATCAAGCTGCTCGGAACTTGAGGAAGAAATACTTCCGAGTTCTTCTGATTCTATTGAACTCATGTCTTCGATGCTCGTATCTAAGTTTTCTATTGAACTTTCTGTGGCCTGCTTTTCATCTGGTGTCTTCCCTTCGTAAGCTGGCCCGTATTCTACGTCTCCGGGCTTCCTATCTTTTCCACCTCCGAATCCTAAAAGTCCGCCTATGTCTTTTATAAGGTTTCCGCTTCCGAATATGGAACTTAGCCCCTGGCCGACTGCTGCTGCTCCACTAACCCAAGGAAGTGCGGATCCTATAGCTGACATGATCCCTCCACTTCCTCCCCCACCAAATACGCTGGCTATTCCGCTAGTTACTGAACTGATTATCCCGCCGCCTCCGCTTTTCTGGTTGCCCCCACCGAGAAGGTTCCCTGCTATGCTGGCTATTCCGTCCCAAACCTGATTCCCGAGGAAGGAAGCTGCTTTGTTTAATATAGTATCGAATATAGATCCCCAAAAGTCGCTGAAGGCCTTTCCGAAGCCCTTAGTGCCTTTTAAAAGGGCTACGAAATTATCCTTGAAGGAAGACTCTATGCCGCTAGTTATATCGTCTACAAGTGTCGTTACGTCCTTCTTGAGGTCTTTGTATGCCTGTGTCATGTTATCAGTTCCGTCATCTACGGTTGTTTCCTGGTCGTCTACTCCATCGCTGAGTGTCTGGTTCCCTTCTTTGACCATAGTTAGAAGTTCTTGTTTTGAGCTTTTGCTAAGATTACTATATTCGGACTCGATCCTTTTTCTCATATCCTTGACTTTTCCCGTAGTATTATTCTTTAAGTCCTGGTATATTTTCTTTAAGTTTACGGACTCTGCTTTGGCGGTCTGCTCTACGTTTGCCTTTTCTTCTTTTTGGTCGGCTGTAACTTGGTTTTTCTTTCTAGTAAAAGCCTGGCTTGCTCCACGGCGAGCCTTGTCTGCTTCCCTTGTAATTGCCTGTTGAGCTTTCTTTGCGTCTGTTTCCGTGTTGGATTTAAATTCTGCTGTCTTTGCGGAGGTTTTGGCTACCATGTTTTCCATACTTCCTACTACGTTATCTACTATTCCTTGGCCGAGGTCCTCTGAAACGAGTTCTAGGTTTTTGAGACTTTCCTGAGCGTTGTCGAACATTTCTTTTGATAAACCAGGGACGATTTTGTGTAACCACTTGAACTTGCCAATTATGTTGCTGATTGCTTTTCCGACCTTGCTTGCTATGGTGTTGAGTCCACTCGTGAAAAGATCCTGCGCCCCCTGAAGGAAGGTATCTATAATGCCGATTGCTGATTTGGCTAAGGATCTCCAATCGTCTACGAATAGCTCTACGAAATCTACTAGGAAGGTCCCAAGCATATTAAGATAGTCCGAAAATATGTTTTTAATCGAACTCCATACCGTGTCCCAAATTCCCAGGAGGGCTTGACCTACGGCTTCCCAGTCTCCGGTTATGACTCCCTTCCAGGCCTCTACGAAACCTGCTATTATGTCGAGAACTGTCCCGATTACTTCCTTTATTCCGTTCCAGGTGTATTCGCCTATGGCTATAATCGTATCTCCGAAAGCTTCCCAGAAAGATTCGGCCCAACCTACGAATACTGTGATAATTTCTTTGATTGTTTGGAATATCTCTCCGAAAGTTATGCCAAGATCCTTGAGAAATCCTTCGGCTGCTCCACCTTCTCCGAACATCTGTCCGACAAAATTGGTTATATCTGCGAATACCTTCTGGACCTTAGGCCCCCATTCTTCAATCAGGCCGAGAGTGCTTTCGAGAAGTGAAATTAGCCCGGTCCCTAAAGTCTCCATAAATGGGGCTAAGTATTTACGCTTTATTAGGGTCCAGCGTTCTCCGAGCTGTTTGTCGTATTGCTTACTGGCTTCTTTTACGGTCCCCTTGGAATTTTCTATAACTTCCATGAGGTCTTCCATGCCTTGCTCGCCCTTTTGAAGTCCACGGTACATATTCTGGCCTGAGCGTCTTCCTAAGATTTCGAGAGCTGATGCGAAGTTGTCTGATCCCTTTTCGGCTGAAGCGAGACTGTCGATTACTTGCTGCATAGCGTCATCTGATGTACGAAAGCCGTCTTCTGTTTTCTCTACTTCGATCCCGAGCTCTCTGAGGGCTTCTGCTTGAGATTTTGTGGGGTCTTCTACCCTTACGACTGCTCTGGCTAGTCCTGACGCAGCTTCTTGTGCGTTTACGCCTTGATCCTCGAAATGACCTAACATGGCCGCCCCTTCTTCTACTGACATTCCCATAGATTTCATGGCTGGTTGGGCTTCTGCTAGGGCATTTTGCATATTCCCTATGTTGGCCCCTGTGTCTGCTGAGATTGCTTTGAGTTGGTCCATAAGCTTGCTGCTTTCCTGGACTTCTAGGCCCCAGGCCCTTTGGATCTCTGTAATATCTTTAATTGCCTGACTTGTGTTTTGGTTAGTAACTTTGGCGTAGTCGAGGAAGTCCTGCTCCATACCTTTGGCTGCGTCTCCGTGCCTTTGCCTGAGGGTTGTAACTGCGTTACCCAGTTCTTCGTAACTATCGGTGTTCTGTTTGTGTAAGGATTGGACGGTATCTCTGAATTGTTTTGCCGCTTCTTCTGAAGCTCCTGTTTCCGAGCGGTATCTTTGAGTAGCGTCTTCGAGCCTTTGAATGTTTTGCGCCCCTTCCCTTGCTAGGCCTGCGAGAGCTGCTCCCGCTGCTGTAACAGTTCCGATTAGTCCGGCTTTCCCTAGGTTTTTCATAAGACCTGCTGACATACCTTTTGCGGACTTGATGCCAGAGATAAATCCTGAAGTGTCTAGGTTCATCTCCTGGTATAGCTCTCCGACTTTCATAGCCATAATATCACGCCTTATTCGAGACCGAGTATATTATCGAGAACTTGCTCTTGCTCTTCGGGGTCCTCTATTACTTGAACTGGTTTGCCTGTTTCTGGATCAACTTTCCCTGTGTCTTCGTTTTGGAAGGACTGTACGAGACTTTGGTGTAAAGCGGTATTAGGTTTCACGGTTATAGCTTCCTTGAGTACGTTAAACCTTCGCCAGCTATGATTATAAGGCCAACTTCCAGACAGGTCGATTCCGTATTCTGCCTGGAAGTCAGCCTCTATTGCTGTCCAATGTTCTGTTAGCTTCCAGCTTTTCCCTGACCGCCCTGCCCTGAGGTCCCTTTGCCGGACCTCCACTTTGTCCAAATCCAGCGAAAGATTTCTTCGATCTCTGGCCAGGAGCAGTCTTCTTTAAGTTGATAAACTTGATCCCCGAGGGTTTCCTTGAGGATGTTCATAATTACGCTTGCTGGAATTTCTTTGTCATCTTCTAAGCTTTGCTGTGCTTCCAGGGCGTTAAACATGACTGACGCTGGGGGCGATTGTGGTACTTCGTAGACCTCCCCGTGTTTCTTAAAAGTTAGCTTTTGGTTTTTTCTTTCTTTCTGGTATTCGTCAAAGTTATGGTCTATTTGAGCTTCGGGGTCCCCAGTTTTATGGCCCTGAGGGTCTTGAGTCATACTTTTACGACCTCCGTTAAGACATCCGTAACTGCTGAGTAGTCTATGTGAACGAGTTTGTCGGAGTCGTTAAACCAATCTTTGTCAAAAGGCCCGATAACCCTTGATTCACCTGCCGGTATTGATATTGACGGATCGCTAATTGTAAGTGTTACTCCACCTACCTTTTCTGTTTTTTGGACGTTGATGGTAACGTCTACACTTCCACCGCTGTTATTGATTATATTTACGAAGGTTTTCCCGTCGTTTATGAACGAGTCCCCTCCGCTTGATGCGGAGTTCTGAGTAGGGCTTAGGCCTGTAAGATCTGCTTTTTCGACTGTTAGTTCAGCCATGAGTTATCACCTTTGTTAGTTATTAAGCTCTAAGTCTTGTTGACACTACCTGAGATATTGAAGGTTGCGGCCCAGGAAGACTTTTCGTTTCTTCCTCCGAGAGCTTCTCCGAGACTTACTGTAGCGTCAAATTCGTAGATAGTTCCCCCGGGACTTGTTAACTTCATGGTCCCGATTGAACTTAGCCCTACTTCGTTCCCGAGTGTTTCTACTCTTTCCTGGCCTGGGTCTCTGGATCCGTCGTCCGGGTCTTCCATCCAGTCCCCTTCTAGCGAGACTGCTTGTGATCTTTCGATAATCATGTTTTCTGCTTTCCCATTAGAATTCATGTTTGTAGTGTCGAGCTGTTCGTCTGAATGGGACCAGGTCATAGTTTGAAGTCCGTCAATCTCTATAAAACTGTCTCCGGCAGAGTTTTCTACTTCGATGGTCCAATTCCTTGCTGGTATAGCTGTAAGCATATTGGATCACTCCCTTATTGTGCGTTTATATCGAAATTGTGCGTAAAAATGTGTCTTCCGTTCTCGTCCTGGTCTCTGTAAACAGGACGCTGATTATTTGTGGTTATAAAGTCTACCCAGACCCCTCCGGGCCAATATCCTGACGTAAATGCTTGTAACTCTCTTGAGATCCTATCTGCGATATTATAAGCAGTTAGTACGTTTCTGTCGCCCCTGGTTAAGATCCTGACGGAGGTATTATTTTCTTGTGCTTGTCTGTCTTCTGGCCCTCCGGTTGGTTCTATTGATACGGCTATGTCTGGTTCGGGAGGAAGCCTGGGGGCAAATATGTTCCCTATGTCTGGATTGTCAGGATCGTAATAAATGTCTTCTATATTATCACTTAGGAAGGCCATAAGCGACTCAAAAATTGTCATGGTAGTTCACTCTTGATAACTTCTGCAACTGTTTCGAGAGCTTCTTCGCCTTTCCTGTCTCCTGTCCTCTCTAACCACTTACGCTCCCCGTCCCCTTTGAAGTTAGTTCCTGAATCCATTTCGTGAACTGGTGCTGCGTACTCTTGGGTGTATGCGACTACTGCTTTTAATTCTTGTCCGTCTACGTCGTTAAACCCTGATTCTTCTAGTCTTCCTGAGTCGTGAGGACAAATCTTGTTAGCTTCTGTGAGCAGAAAGCCTGATCCTTTGGCCAGTCCTTTGACTGCTGCTGCTCTATTTGCCTCTATGGCCTTTTTGTCGTTAAATTCGTTATAGCTTTTGCTCATTTTAGCTTCACCTCGGTATGCGATCTTTCGTCAGAAAGTCTGTTAACTTTTGGTTCTACCTTGAGGACTTCCCGTTCGTATCCGTTAAATTCGATTAAATCTTTTGGTTCTGGTGGTTTTAAATCCGGTGGTAGGAAGACCTTGGCGCTTGAGGTTACTAATTCACCTTCTTGGTTGTATGTTCTGCTCTGAGATTGCTCGTAAACGCAGCGTACTGTAATTGGATCGGCGTATCCTTCCTCGAAAGCGTTGTGTCCTTGGTATCTTTTTAGCTTTGCTGTTTGTTTGAAAGCCCAGTCCGGGAACTTTCTCACTTTGTCTTCACTCCTGTATATGTTAAACCGACCTGCCCGAGATGTTGTATAGTTCGTGGAGCTAACTGTTGGCCCTCTGCGGTGCTTGAGTTATCCCCGGCCTTGGTAGCACTAAAGCCTCCGATAGAAATGCTCTCATAGTCCTGTTCGGACCCTATTTCGTCATCTCTGCGTATCCAGAACTGTAGCTGTGCGCAGGTAGCTTTCCTGACGGCTTCCTCGATTTTTGGTTCGGTGGTATCTATTTCTACAATAACGTGGTAGTCTATTAGCTCTGAAGCCCTTTCGAGTAACCGACTGTAATCATCGGGTAGGTCGGCCTGGTCTTCACCTGTATATTCTGCGTAATCGGACAGGTCTGCGTAGGACATGGTTTTATTCCTCTGTGTATCCGATAGCTACGAAGAAACTGTCGCCTCCACCGTTGAGTAGTACGTCCTTGTCGATAGCTCCTTCTTTTGTGAGGTT